GCATAAAGGGAGCAAGACCGAGCTGATTTGCCTCGGTAGGAATGAGGATGGCAATATCGGTCATGTGGTATACTGTACCACGAGAGGAGGTTGATTCACTGGTGACGGTGCAGATAAGCTCTTCACCGGTCGAGAGACGCATGATTTTGGTTTCAGGGGACATAATATACTCCATATTATAAGAGAGAAAAGAACCCCCGAGCAGCGGATGCTGACGGGGGCCGTGTTACCTAGTGATTATTCGTTAAGGAGTGTCTTTTCCTTATCCGAATTAATTTCGATCTTCTTAGGCTTCTTGGATTCAGGCACAACACGCTCGAGCCAGATCTTCAGAAGACCGTTGACCATCTCCGCATTCTCGACCTCAATCTGATCATTCAGTGTGAACGACCGAGCAAAGTCACGGAGTGCCAGACCCTGATAAAGGACCTCATCATTCTCGGATTCCTTTGCAGAACCCTCGACTGTGAGCTTATCATCATTCAGGGTAATTTCGATTTCCGATTCACCGAATCCGGCAACCGCCATTTCAATAACGTATGTATTCTCATCCGTCTTGCGGATGTTATACGGCGGATAGTTCGGAATGTTTTTGGCCATCTGATCGTGAACCCGGGACAGCTGATCGTGCAACCGATCGTATCCCACAAAGAACTTATCAGTGCCCTTGAGCGCGTCGTTAAAAAAAGACGTAGTTGGAAATGTAGTCATATTGCTTCTCCTTTATTAAGCGAGTTTTTAACAAATGGATCCCTATTAGGCGATCCGAGGTTATTTATACAAGTTAGCAGTCAGATTCGGTGAGAACTCTGTGTGTACCGTTCTCCCAATTTTTCTTTACCTTCAATGCCTCCTCGGCATTATTAACCGTACGAGTGATTGTTGTACCATCCTCTTGAATGAGCGATACGGTATAATATGTTGCATCTGCTCCTTCAAGACGATTAATTTTTGCTGTTGGCTGTTGATAATCAGACATGGCTATTTCCTCGACGAATTGCCAATATTATATTTCGGCTGAAGTTCCCATTTATCCTTATCTCGATATGAGATAATTTTAATCTGACGAAGTGGTGCTGTATCGTTAAGCTGCTCTGGATTGACCGGCTCTACAAGACCCCAGTCGGAGAGAAGCGTCACGATAGTGTTTCGCCGTTTCAGATCGTTTTCAACAAGGTTGGATGGCTTACCGTCAAGAAGGAATAGTTCCTTAAAGTGAACGATAAAGTACCGACCCTGTTTATGGAGAATATGGCAAGATTGGAACAGCTTATTTTCCTTACGAGATGCAACACCGATTCGCGTAAGTGTCTCTCGTACCTTAAGAAAATCATCCGGTTCATTCAGATTTACCTCGAGCATCATTGCCGGAGTCCATTCTATCTGAATGTCAGTCGGAGTATTATCCTCTCTTGCGGTTTCGATTGCTGGAGTTGTTGATGTGACCACCTTTATAGACCCTTTGTTTCAATTCAGTAAGTTGTTCATATGTAAAGAGAGTCAGAACCTGTCGGGCCTTTTCATTACTATAGCCATAGTATTCTTTCACGGCCTCCATATCATCTAACTCATCTGGTTTAATCCATTTTGAGAAACGTTTTCGTTTCCTAATTGTATTTATCAAATAATGAAACTGCGGCCTTGAATCGATGTGGTGATTCTTGTTCATCTCGTTCGCATGAAGTACCGTATCATTAAAATACGAAAGCGAACGGTTGGTAAGAAATGAATTGTATATGTTCTCCAACAGATCAGAGTGCTCACCATTCTGATCAAGCATGATATCGCGCTTGCCAATATTGATTTCATTGACAAACGAGAATGGTGTCAGTTTATCGTCGCTCTTTTTCTTGTCCTTCGCCATTCAAACTATCTCCATCATTACCAAATATACGACCCCAGTTTGCGCGATACTGCTTGTCATTTGCCTTTGTGCGCCGTCGTGATCCCTTTCCGCCATGCCACTGACCAGACATTATATTACCTCGGAGTGATTCTTAGGTAAAACAATTCAAGAAACCATACGTCTTGTTTTTTACCGAGCGAAAACAAGGCTCTGTCAAAATCACCGTAGTTATCCACATTCAAAACTGAGAGCCAGAATCCTACGTCATCCTTCATAAACGATAATAGATCAATATTAAACATTATATCACACCTCGAGATCATTTAACAGACGGACGAGATACTGCATCCGCAATACGTCCATCGCAATATCATGCCGAGGATCGTGGGCAATAAACCGATTTTCAAGCCCCGGAATGACGAATGAGTTTTTGATATCAGCACCATAGGCAAGACCGTCAATCGTCGAACGAGTATCACGAATCTTCCAATGCTGATATAGCTCAAGGCCTTTTAACTGTTCGAGTGCGCCGTCAAGAATAATCGGGTCGAACGTATTACCGCGAGTATAAACCTTTGTCACCGATTCTGGTGTCGGCATTAATGACTTGAAAAAGACCAAAATTTGTTCAAAAGGTACATCCGAATCCGACGGCTCAATCAGCATATTCTGTACTGCCTTGGGTTGAGTCCTCCACCAGTCAAGAGTTGACTTGTCAATCTTTCGGCCATAGTTCTTAACCTGAGAGCCGACATCAAACTTTGCAAATTTGCACAGATCAAGAAGTTCATCAAATGTATAAGGATCATCGGATGTGTATCTCTCTTCGGAGAACTGAATCCCTGCAACACATGAGATAACACACCGAAACCGGTCCAGCGAAAGTGTCTCAAAATCAAAGATTACAGATGTCTTACTCATCATCTAATTCCTCAAGCATATCTCGGACACCGTATAGGTCATCAATGATCTTAAGATCCTCGACTGTGTCAAACGATTCGATAATCTCGTCGTCACCAAGATCATATTCCGAAACAATGCCCTCGTCGAAAGTACCACAGAACATCATACCAGGTTCATAATACGCCGCAAATACAGAAAAGCCATCATTTTTCAGACGCTCATAAATGCTGATCGGCGGAGCCCATGCGGTCGAGAATGCCAACGTTGCCTTTACATCGTCGTCATCAAAATCCTCATAGTCGATGAGTTCCGCATCGTTTACGTCCCACTTCGTACCCCATTCTTCAGCGGCACCGAATACGCCCACGTCATTGTCAAGCGGAGCAATGTGCTGGAACATGCCATTGTCCATTTCGGCTGATATAGCCGCGTCCGTAATTGCTTTTACCTTATCACGAGGTCCTGTCAGTTCAAGATAATTGTCACACCAGTTAGGCATCAGTTTGTTCCTCCTTGACCACTACCTCGCGGAGAATAGGAAAGTTTTCTAGACCCTTTTCAGATATACGAAGCCTGGGAATTGGATGACGTGACAAAGAACAGACCGTACCTCTGACAACCTCCTTAAGTTGCTCAAAGGTTTCGATCTTATCAAAGTCGACAACATATGTTGCCTGCGATGGACCCTTCGGCTTTTCTTTTTTGGTATTAAATGGCCACATTATTCCCACTCCGCTGTTACCATAATTTCAGTCATACACGCAACCACATTCAGTTCGTGATCCGCAACAAATGCATTCCAGTACTGATACTGTGCAAGAATAAGCACCACGTGCGGCACCGATTCTGGCTTCAGGTAATCTGCCATCGAGTCATAGATCTTACGAAAGATTACATGAGGTTCCGTGTCAATGTTGTCAGCAACCCACCTCCGCATCTTAGAAAAGTCTTTATTCTTGAGATGTGACATCAGTGTCTTGACATTCTCGTCATCAAGATTGACTAGAATTCCTGCGTCGATCTTGCCGGTAATACCATACCGCTGACACTCGTTAATGACTCGCCGCCAGTCGGGAAAGTATTTTTCGACGAGCGTAGCAAGAGCCTTGGGCTCCGCCTCGACACCTTCGGTTGACAGAATCTGATTCAGTCGCTTGAAGAATGATGCCGCAATCTTTGGCTTTTCGTCATTTGGAATGGCAAACTCGTATACCGAGCACCGTGAATGGAGAGGCTCGATAATACGATTCTTAAAGTTACAGGTCAGAATGAACCGACAGTTATTTGCAAATTCCTCGATAAAGGCACGCAGTGCAGGTTGGGTGGACTGCGGATTGAGGTAGTCCGCCTCGTCGAGAATAACGACCTTATAACCACCCTGGAGGGACACTGTCGATGCAAACTGCTTGATCCGACCACGTAGTGTATCAATATTACCCTGTTCAGATCCATTGATAATCAGATAATCAAGGTCTAGCTCGTCACAGAGAGCACGAGCAACAGTGGTCTTGCCGACACCTGGTGAACCCGAAAAGATCATATTCGGAAGCTCACCAGTTGCCACAAGCTGCTTAAAGGTAGATTCGATGGACTGCGGGAGAACACAGTCCTCCACTCGCCGTGGGCGGTACCGTTCCACCCAGAGAAAATCATCAGACATATCCAATATGCTCCATTACAAAAGAGGTGACCATTATATCAGGTTGAGATTGCGTTGTAAATGTCCTCAATATCTGAGAATTCTTCCTTTACCTGTAGCAGATTCTGCTTGTGATATACCTTAGCCACCTTCCGCATATGCTTCTTAGGCAGCTCATATTCCTCCTGCATGTCCTGGAGGATCTGATTAATCTGATCACGCTCGGCCTCAATACGAGTAAGCGAATTCGAGATTTCGGTCAGGCGGTTTTTTACCGCCTGCCGATCCTCAGGTGACGAAGGAATGATCACCGAATTACTCATCCGCTGCTGCCTCCTCTTCCTCAGCCGGAGCATTAGCGGTCACGAAAGCCTGAATACGGCCACGGAGACCACCAACGGCTTCAAGTTCTGTACCCTGAAATGCACCGCGCTGTGAGCACAGGTCAATTACCTGGACAACGGATGCAAGATCCTGGAGGCTCAGGCCAGGTGCGGGTTCGGTCTCGTTGGTATTAGTTTCTTCAGTCATTATGGTTCTCCTTAGTTACCGTAGGTCGAAGTTTTTTCAAGGGCGATCCAATAATTGGCAGTTTTGCCCTCGAGATGTGAAATAAGCTTAGATGACACTGATACCTGGTAATCGGTAGGCAGTACCTTAAAGTTGGCTACATTAAAGACAAACTTGAACTCTGTATCCGGTGCCTCAATCACCGCAAGGTCAAGCGAAAACGAGTTTGAGGTTGCGTCTGCAAGATCAGTCACCTCGGCGGTAAACGTCTGGTCGTTACCAGAACCAGAGACAACGACATCTGACACAGACAAGGTAGATGCGGCACGCCGAATGGTTGCCAGATCATCTGCCGTGAGTTCAAACTTCACCTCAGGAGTCGGCATCTGGATATCCTTCGATGGCGACGTGAGAATCTGAGGATCGGAGAAGAAATAGCGAATCGACCGAGTATCCTGCTTGACTGTCACCGAATTCATGTCATCGGCAAACACAAGCTCAGGGTCGTCGAACATCTCGATGGCATTGAGGAACTCATTCAGATCATAGATGCCAAAGGTGGCGTCAGGGAATTCCTCCTTTACAGTTGCCGTTGCAAGAATGTTCTTTGCCTCAGCCATGGTTTTGATCGTATTACCGCCACGAAAGACCATGTTCGAATTAATCGACGCATAGTTCTTGAGTACAGTAAGAGTTTCATTCGACAGTTTCATTCATAGTTTCCTTTATTGCAAAATCATAGTCTATTATATCACAAACTGTGATCATTGTATATCGTTGTGATTCAGATCGTGGACATAAAGTGCGAGCAGACCATAATGAAGGACCTTCATGAGATCCTTGCGGTTATAGCCATCCTTCGCACCATACCGTGAAGCATACTTGAGAATATTACCGATAGTAAAACCCTCGCCATGGTCACAGTCAACAATTGCCTCGAACGTTTGTAGTTTGTTTCGAGCATAGTGTTGATCATACGTTGAATTTATAT